AAGTGCCACTCACTTTTGTTTTACTTACATCTAAATGTACTTTATCAGAGTCAATAAACTTTACATTTGCTTCTCTTAACAAACCCTTAAATATAGCTTCAACTATATCTCCAATCATCATATTCATAATAAAGTTAGAGGGTTTTGCTATGGCAGTTTTTGGTTTATTTTTAGCGAACCACAGTTGGCAGGTGGGTCTACCTAAATTAGACATCCTGAGAGCAAACTTGTCATTTTTAGTTTTGCTCCCAAATTGTCTTTGTAGTGCTTCTTTGATATCATCGCATATTTTGCCTATATTTTCATCAGACATAGACGATTTACCATTTGAAGCATCTTCCATATATTGATGCAGTAAGAGTTCTACTCTATGATTCATCTGTATCTACATCAATAAACTCTTCCACTACATCCATGTCTTCTTCAGACACAGACTTATGTCTAGCATTTGCTTTCTCATCCCACTCTTTGTAGATATAATCATTGTAGTTTTTGATCCAATCTAAAAAGTTTGTAAATGTCTCATTGTCTTTTGAACGTATCTCTACAGACTTTGAGAAGTCAACAGATACTTCAGGTGTATAAAAACTTGATCCATTTGGTAATGGGTTCTTAGTCAACTTAGTAAGCTGTATATTATGCTGAAGAGGTAGTCTTTCTTTCTTTACAAAAAGATTAAAAGCATCTCCTAGAGTTTTGTATGCAGTCTTATTGTCAATCTCCCAAATAAAAGGAATATTAACATCTAGATCAGCAGACTCTCCTGTCTGTGTAACAGGATTTTTTAGAGTCACTGTTCCAAATATAACACGCACTCTTTTTATTTGTCTTATTAAGTCTTGTGTCTCTGTGGGTAAAGACTTAAAATCTTCAACGAATCCTGTAGGCTTTCCACAGTTAAACTTGCCTGTATTATCTTTGAGATCAATGCTCAGACTATCAGACATAATAGTTCTATGAAACTCTCCTTTAGGTTCATTGTCTTTAGCATTTGGAAATGCTATGTACCTTCTATACATATATCTTTGCATGAAAGGTCTTACGATAGCACCCTCTGAATAGTAGTAAGTAGATGTATCTCCATTTACTATTTCAAGTCTGTAAGTGCCACTAGGAACGACTTCTACGTTCATAGATTTACCATCAACATCCTTTTGACCCATAATAGGCGAATGCCATATTCTAAGTCTATTAAGAAGGTTTGCTTTCTTAGACTCTCCACTCTTCATAGTAGAGAGACCCATTGCTTTTGCCATACTAGCATAATTATCCGTAGATATAGTAACTAATTCAGTCAATATAGTTCTCCTTTTTTAAGTTAATAAGTTATATCATGTATACTATTTAGTGTCAAGCCAATTATTACCTATTTTTGATTCTAATAATAATGGTACATTAAAGTCAATCTGATACTGTCTGTCTATGATATGTTTCATTTCTCTGTTTACAGATTCAATGACTTCATGCACTTGACTACTCTCGTTTGGATGCACATCTATGACAATAGAATCATGCACAGTATTAACTATACAGGATTGCATATTATCTAGTCTTGCATCAATCTCTAGCATTATAAGAGGAACAATGTCTGCAGTAGCAAAACTCTGCACAGGATAATTCTTTATCTGTGTAAAGCTAGTTACTGAACCATTACCTCGTCTTACTACATCAGGAAAGCTAAACTCTCTTCCTGAAGGTATAGTAATCTTTTTACTACCTATAGCTTCTTTAGCCAATCGGGAGTGCCATAGGTTGATTTCTTTGTACTTGTCTGTGAAGTGTTTGTAATATGTAGCTTGAGCAGCCGATCTCCCAAATCCTGTTGCTCCGTACAAGGGAGCAAACGTGTGTGCTTTCGCTTCTTGCCTAGAAGTCTCTTCCCCAGCATCGCTAATAACACTAGCAGTATAACTATGCACATCAAATCCATCTTCTATCTCCTTCATTGCTATTTTGTCTTGTGATAAGAATGCTGCAGTTCTAAACTCTAACTGAGCAAAGTCTGCTTCTAATATCTGTCCACCTTCCCAACGAGAAACAAATACTTTCTTAACAGGAAATGTACCACCTCTAGGCATATTCTGCATATTTGGATCTGCTCCACTAAATCTACCCGTAGCTGTCCTGTGCTGTAATAATCTAACGTGTAGCATACCATCAGACTTAGTATATGCTCGTATACCATCAACAAAAGATGAGAGATATGTATCTAGTGCAGATAGTCGTTGTATATCTGATAAGAAGTTGTATGCTTTCATAGAGTTTGTTCTCTTTGTCATGTGCTGTAATACATCTAACATCTTTTTATTAACACTAAAACCATTAGCACTAACCCACTTTACATTTGGTGGATTGAATCTAAATCCTGCAATCTTAGTGGTGGGAGTAAATACATAACCCAAAGCATGACAGTTTACACACTTAGGCAAGTTAGCATATGGAGTGCCATCTTTCTTCAACTTCTTTATTCTCCCTGTGCCATGACATACAGGGCATCTCTCAGCTACAGTCTTATACATAATATTAGAGTTAGCTTTTACATTTCTTAATAGCTCTTCCTTACTCATGTAAGGTGTAAAGTTATTCATCCATGTAGTCTTATCTTTAGGTTTTCTACTATATATAATCCAAGATAACTGTTCTGGACTATTTAAATTAATAGGTGTATCTCCCATAATTTCTTTTACTTGTTTATTTAATCTATCTTCTATCTCTTGCTTTTCTTTTTCAAACTCATCCTTAACATCATTGAGTACATCAACATCTACTTTAAAACCTCTACGATATATCTTAGCGAGTGCTAGACAAACCTTGTTTGTAAATATAACAGTATCCATCAATCTCGCATCATCTGTAGAGTTAAGTCTTTTGTATTGCATATCACATAACTGCTGTGTAGCACGTAAGTCTGCAGATAGATATTGTGCTAACTCTGCTCTAGGTATCTCATCAACTCCCATATCTTTTGCAAAGTATTGTTTGAGTGTGTCTTGCTTTTTAGTAGCTAGATCATGTCTCTCAGCACAGGCTTCCAAAGATAGTGGTTGCTTTATACCACGTTGCAATATGTATTCTGCTAACATAGTATCAAAGACAGGACCATCATATCTAAAGCCTGACTCCCAAAGCCACATAAGATCATAAGCAATGTTATGTCCAATTAGGATAGTAGTGGCATCTAGTAACTCTTGTATGCCTACAGAAGCCTGACCATCATTCTCCATATCATATAAATACTCTACACCTTTATCTGTCCTACACCCCACCATAACTAATTTGTTGGTAGGTTCAAATGGATCAAGATGCATCTTACCATCTCTTTTAGTTACTGTATTTTCTACATCTAATGTTAGTTTCATTTTAACTCCTGTATTATATTTTTTACTTCTTCTATAGGCATATTAAACCATTCTCCTGAACTTTGTCTAGCTATTTTTTTAGCTTTTTTATGTGCAAATATTTCTGCTTTTCTCCTATCCTTAACAGGAACAGATATTTCTATCTTGTAATCACGAAAAGGACTAGAAGTTTGGTATGAGTTACACCTGTCTTTTGAATCCACTGCCATGCCTATTTTCACCCAACCTTCCCAAGCAGGATTTGTAATAGCATATATATGCCCGTTAGGTTGTTGATCATACAGCAATGTCACTACTTTACCAATAGATGATACATCAGGTATGTTACCTTTAATTTTACTAATGTTACCACCCGTTTTTAAATATCCTCTTAAAGTTCTGTATTTTCTTTTGTAGAAAATTAAACCCTTTTCATTCATATGATGATTTAACCCTACTTTTCTCCAAGTAAAACCATCAAATCTTTTACCATCTTCTCTAATGTCTCCTTTAACACTCATACTTCGTATCTCCCTATTTTATAGTTAAGTGTACAATGTCTTGTACCATGCCATCCTGTAAGTTTGTTCTTTACAACATTTAAGTGTCTTTGTAAATCTTCTTTATCAGGATCATCATCCTGCTTTGGTGGATTCTTAGCTATCAATATCATCAGATCAGCTTCTGCTGCTTTACCTGTACGACTACCTTCCATCATAGATTGATTGAGTAATACTTTACCCTCTGCATCTGCAGATAGCTGTGACATATAAAAGATAGCACAGTTGTACTGCTTGGCAATCATACGTGCATGAATAGCATTTGCTTTGAGTGCTTCATCTTGTCTAGCAAAACCCTGTGTACGAGCAAACTTATCTCCCATATCTAACACAACTATGTCAGGACTGTAGGACTTACACACACTCTCTACCCAAGACATATCTCTACCTGTGGCATCTTTAATCTTAATCTTCTCCTTGATAGGTTGATAAAGATCACGAGCTTTAGTTGGTTCTCTCTTAATCTCTTGCATAGTCATACCTGTGGATGCAGTAAGATACCTTGCACCGACTCTGTGACTACCCTCTTCATTACATAAAACAATACAACTAGCACCTTGTCTTGCAAAACCATCAGGAGATGCAATAATACTAGCATGGAAAGAAGTCTTACCTGTATTAGGTCTAGCACCCACCTCTATCAAATGTCCTGCATTAATACCACTAATATGTCTAGTAAGAGATGGTAAATTAAAATGCCATCTAGCTTCAAGGTCATTCTTCTGTAATAAAGTCTCTATATCCATATCATCCCACTCCACATTTAAGTCAGGTGTAAAATCATCATTATGTTGTTCTAATAAAATACGTAGTGGTTCTAAACTAGACTGTGTACCATTGACATAATCAAATCCTAGATTAGCCACATCTTCTCCTACAACTCTTTGGAATAACTTTGACAGAACCTCTTGTGCTATGTCTTTACCCAAAGGTTTTTCTTTTTTGATATCTGTAAACAATGAAGAGTATGCTTGTTTTTGTGCAGTTGTAAGATTAGGATTGTTAACCATGAACAATGCTTCTATCTCATCAGGTGTTACACTTCTACTATATTTATCCATAGCAGAATCTATAGCTGTCTTTACTTTGCCTACGTCTTTGCTAAATAGTCTGTCAGGACACTTAGCACCTCTATGCTCATCATAGAAACTTTTCTCCATTAAACTTCTAACTAATGCTATTTCCATACTAATTTCTCCTTAGGGGTTAGGGAATATAAATTCATAATATCTTCCGTGTTTAAATATTTTAAGTCATCTTTTAATTTTAATACCTTTATGTCTTTTACATATTGCCGCAACTCTTTGGCAAACGATATTGTCTTAGGGATAGCATCAGGGTCTAGTGCGATTATAGCAGTTGAGAATTGCGATAAGTATTTTTTATGGAGATCAGATAGTGATGTACCCAACACTGCTACCCCTACGTAGACATCACCACCTATAACAGACGCACTTATGCAATCCTCAACCACAACTGCCACTTTACCACAACCAAACGTAAAGGGCAATCCTGTATTACCATATCTTTTCCATTTAGGTAATCTTTTACCGAGTGATCTTCCCACACCATCCACTATCGCTCCATTATCACGGATGGGGAAAACTACTCTATGTTCTTTTACATCATACTGTAAATCTAATTTATCTAAATTAATATCATACTTTTCTGCAAACTGTTTTACTTCAGTTCTATCTGTATGACTCACAATATACTCAGGTAATTCTGTTCCCAAGTTGGGAATGGATTTATCTGCCTGATCTTTGTGCATTTTCTTTTGTATATCTTCCATAGTTATTCTAATTTTACTTTTACCAGATACATTACAAGATGCTTTATAACAATTATATAATAATAAACCCATAGAATTTGTAACAGTAAATGTATTATATCCATTACATATAGGACAATCCATTCTTAATGTATCATCAATAGGTATGTTTAATTGTTTTATATATGTATATATATCATTGGGCATGGACAGTATCCTTATATCATACTTTTATTTACTTGTCAAATTTCTACGCATATTGAGTGCAACACTAGCACTCGTAAGGGTATGCTTCATGTATGGTTTAACACTTTGAGGGTTGGCATGACCTGTTACGGACATAATATTTGCCATAGACACTCCTGCATCAACCATTTCTGTTGTACCTGTTCTTCTAAGATCACTCAATCGTAGCTCTTTAGAGAGTCCTGAGAGGGTCATAACCTTTCTAGCTAGTAGAGGTAGCTTATATAGTGAATAAGGCTCGTAGACCCCCTTATATGGCTTTGTACGGGGTGCTACATACTGTTGAAACCCAAAATCCTCTCTCTGCTGCAGTAACATCTCTGTCAAATCATCTGATATTGGCAAAAATACCTCTGCTCTCCTCTTTGATTGTTCAATATGCATAATTTTTTTATCTAAATCTAAGTTTTCCCACTTTAGTAACCTCATATCACCTAATCTTTGACACCATTCGTATGCCATCTGTGCTATCAGACCAACATTACGTGTTTCAAACTTAGAATATGCACAATCTAAGAACTTTTTTATATCATCCTTAGACCAAACTACTTTTCTTTGCTTTGTCACTTGTCTTTTTACACTACGAAATGGATTACTTTCTATATGTTCCATGTCAATAGCATAATTAAAAATTATCTTGGCAACAGATAAAACATGGTTTGCAAGTGACACTCCTCTGTCGCACCAATCTCTGTAAACCACTTTACACATCTTTGTACTGATGTTTTGCAACTGATAATTACCAAGTTTAGTTGAGTCTAGTGAACTGTCCATGATTATACGAGAAAAATACACATATTGCTTTCTTGTTTCCTCTTTTATGTGCTTAAACTCGTATGAACCATAGTATTCCATAATTAAATTTTTTAATTTCATGCTGTCTCCTTAAACCATTTGGGTCTTTGGCTATAGTTGTATCTAGCAAATCTAGATTTGTCAACAATATAAAAATTACGATAGGCTTCTATTGGCATAAACTCATCAGTCTTCAAATCATCATGTCCACTAAAACATTGTGGATGTGCAGTCATCTTGCCATCAGGTAAATACATTCTACCATCCCATAAGGATGAAAAATGTTTGGTTGCACCATGATACTTATTATATCTTGCAGTATATTCTTTTAACATACACCCTAACAAACAAAATGCGAAAGTGTAATTACTTTTGTTTTCCATTGCCCATAGTGTGCAAGGATGCTTCTGATGTACAGGTTTATACAAATCATTTTCTTCTGCAAAACTAGGTGCATGATGCCATAGCACAGTACATAACATCTGTGTTTCTTCTAGTGGCATCTTGACTACGTGTTGGTCACATAACGATGCTGCAATCTTGCTTGGTGTATCTTCTATAATAAATCTATTCATGTTCTCCCCCTTTGTCATTATCGTCATACTTAATTCTCTTGCCTTTGTAATACATATATCTACTTCTGCTTGGTGTGTGATAACCTTCTTTTAAAAAGAATGTAGGCTTTCTCTTTGCAGTTTCAAACGTAGCTACAGTAATTACAACTGCACATATAATGAATACATGAGCAATCGCAGTTATACCAAAAACCCACATACTACCGAAGTACATAGAGAATACTATGCACCACATCCATGCTAATACTTGCATGACCATGTGTCTAGTGTTTAAGTCAGGTATGTGTCGCAACGGATTGCGTTCATGATTCATGACAGATTGCCATGTGTCGTGTACTATTTTTGTCATATAAACTTCTCCCATACTGCTTGTAGAAACACCCAAAATCCATAGACATGAAGTGCTACTACTACTGTTTTTAATACTTTGTTCATTGAATCATCTGCCATGTAGACCCAATCGTGATATTTTTTACTCATTAGGATACCTTAATTGCTATGTAAATACATAGTCCTATGATTAACAACTTACCATAGTCAAGGTCAAACTTTGTACCCTCTCCATACTTCTTATTATAATCTACGTTAAAAAAGTCTGATATTCTATGCCACATTATACATTCTCCTTTGTCCATCGTTTATCCCATATAGGGTCAGTTAGTAAATATTGTTTTTCAACATCCATAGTCTTGAGTATATGTGCAATTACATCTACTGTCCACCCATTGCCAATCATTTTGTATCTCTGTGAGTTGGACACATGATTGGTGTAGTTGTCAGGTAATGTCTGCAATCGCTCACACTCTAGGGGTGTTAGCTTTCGCCACATATCTCCACTAGTAGCAACCTTTGGTTCTCTGTGTCCACCTTGCATGGTAGTAAGAGTAGGTGCTTTACCTTCTTGTGCATACACTCGTCTGATAGAGTCGTGTCCTTTGAGGTCAGCAGTGCCAACTCTTATTAATCCATCTTTGGACATGGTAGGATTATCTTTGAGCACCATAGTACGTTGCTTACGTTCTATACTATTCCACCATACTGCACCATTGTATCTCGCAGTAAGACAATGAGACTTACCATCTTGACTAGTCATCTCGTTTGTAGCATACCCATCTTCTAAGATATCTTGCATAGTAATTTTTTTATCTACCATCTTTGGTATAGGTATCTGCTTGTATGTACCATCAGATTGTAACTTACCCCACCAATATAGTCTGTATCTATTCTGACCACTCAACCACTTAGAGTTTAATGCTTGTGGCTCAAAACCCATGTGATAAGATATGGTATCTTGATATTCTTTCTTCATACGTACATTCTCAAGTAGTACATACTTAGGTCTGACTAAAGATAGAATCTCTACAAAGTGAAAGAACAATTTACTTTGGGGGTCATCAAAATTTAGTTGTTTCCCTGCAAAAGAAAATCCCGTACAAGGCGAACCACCCATAAGTAAATCTATACTACCTTTGGTAGGCACTTTAATCTTAGTCACATCTCCCCATTGAAATGTATCAGGGAAGTTAGCTTGTGTAACTGTGATTGCATACTTGTCAATCTCACTTGCAAAGTAATTGTCTACGGGGATATTTGCCCTCTCAAGAGCAAGTTGTCCACTACTACAACCATCAAATAAACTTAGTACATTCATTTGTTTACTCCTCTGTTTACTCTGTGTATTTGTTTACATAATCTTAGATAAGTTATGTAGTTTTCTCTGTCCAAAGAATCTGTTTCATCTTTATCCACTTTATCAGAAACATATTTATCATCTATTTTTATAGATTTAAATTTGCCAAAACAATGTATATGTTCTTCGTGTTGGTCAATAGATTCCCACAGAGCATTACTAATGATATCTAACTCATTAGGTGTTAGTTTTAAATTAACTTCTTGAACAACTATATTTGATGTAGCCATATTACACTCCTATGTAGCATGAGAAGAATAGCATAACTATTCCACTCACAATTAAAATAAATAGTGCATCTTTATCGTTGGGAAACATTACTGATACTCCCTGATTGAGAATCCCATACCATTCTGCTCTATATACCTTTTACCTAAGAACTTAACTCTAGATTTTAATTCTTCTATGGTTAAATTTTTGACTGCTGCACATTCGCCCTCGTCTCCACAACTCAGTATAACTGCATTACCACTTACCATAAATTTACCATCTAACTCAAAGAAGTAATTATATTCTTTTAAGTTACCTTCTTCGTCTGTCCATATATCATTATCGTTAATACTATATGGATATAGTTCTAGCATTCTACAATTAAGTAACTCTTGCTTATGCTCATAGCCTTTACAGTTTATCTCTACTACAAACTCGTCTTTGGCATTAATAAAATATGCTTTCATTTTTTTATCTCCATGTTGGTTGTTTTACTTTTTTTCTACATACACTCTCATGTGTGTGGATTCAGATATGCTCTGACCCCAATATGTAGCACCTGTACCCTTGAGTTCGGGTTTTATATGTTGACCACGTACTCTTAACTTATAAGATGTCTTGTTAAGATATTTCTTCATGGTATCAACAAACTCTTGACCTTCTGTGTCATTAGGTATCTCACTAAATGCATACCTATCGCCTTGTGTATGACACTCTTGGTAATATGCATCTCTCCAAATCTTTTTACCTTTAGATTCTTTGTCTAGCAAATCCTCTTTCTCCTCTAGAAGTTTTTCTAGTCTTTCAATCTTGGCTACTAAATCTTTAGTTGTACCCATGTGCTTTGATCTGTCAAGCATATCCTCTTGTTCACATAACTTAACAAATGCTCTGACCATGTGTTGAAAGTCCATGTGTGATATGGGTATATCTCTACCCTCTCGTTCTGAATAGTATGTCTTATAGTTTAAGTCATACATATCACTTGCTAGTTTGCCCGTGTTGGTTGTTGCACCTAGCATCTGTACTACTCTGTGTATTTTCATTAGTCATCTCCTTCACTACTGTCGTATATTAATTTATCCCACTCTTGTTCTGTGATACCCGTTTTTACAAACTCTCTTTGTTTGTTATCTAAGTCAGGCATCACGTTTTGTATTAACTCTTTTGAGTTGTCATACAAATCTAATTGCTCTTGTGTTATAGGTAAAGACATTGTGTTTGTCCTACCCGTCAATATAGATGTTCTAGTTACTTGTATCATTTTTGATCTCCTCTGCTAAAAATAAACGATTACAAACTGCATAGTATATGTTTCCATCATCTTCAAATATATTATGTATCTTGCCTACACAAGTAACATCAATATCTTTTGATTTTGCCACTACCTCAGTTCCTATTTCATATTCGTATGACATTCTTCTAACTCCTTTATACGTTCTATAATTACGTCATCATAACCTTTAGCTTTCCATTCATCAGCATCTCGCTTGGCATCTTTATAGTTCTTGTAGTAGTCATCATTACCACCTACCCAAACTATATATCTCCAACCATCTTTATAGTCTTGGTTTATAGTTTCTTCAGTTTTAGTCATTATTTATTCTCCTCATTGGTTGTGTTCCCAACTTGGGAACTGATTAGATTTTTATTTACCTTTTTTCTATCATACTTTTTCTTATTTGGCAAAACTTGTTTCCTTCTACGATTGTATGCCATAAGTCTAGCGATAGGATTTATCTTTTTTATTTTCATATCAATGCTGTACTATAGCTATGCTCTTAGCTTTTACCTGAGAGCCACCACATAACATACACGATGAACATTGTACTCGCCTACCCATCTCTTTAGATGCAGGACAAAGTATCTCTTGACCTTTAACAACCTCGTCTATATTTTGTATAACACGAAATGTCCTATGTCCTAAACCCCAATGTCTTTGTGCAGTTGGTAAATCGTCAGCACTAACCATGTAGATCATAGGATCAAAACTAGAGTTAGGATTGTCGTATTGATGGCAGTATGCAGTATGCTTTCTAGCTTTGGATATAAGACTATCCCAAATGTATTGGGGTATTAACCCACCATCTCCATACGTGCCTATACGCACATCTTTATCTGCACCTAGCAAAGCTAATGCTTCATGTCCTTGTAAACTAGGGTATGCACCTTTGCTCCATTGTTTCCAAACTTGGTACACACCTTGAAATAGTTTGACGTAGCAAGTTCTACCTTTGGCTTGTTTACGTTTGGGGTCATCTGTGGGTGTACCTCTATGTGGACAGTTGCCACAGTTGGCATCATCTAACCCATGCTTTGATGCATACATAGGATTGTGTGGTGTAATGATATAAGTTTGCATCATAGAACCCGTCTTTGAGTTTGTGGATTTACTAGTTAATGCGATAGCAATGATACGTTCTCCGTTATGTAAAGAAGCACCATCAAATATTACGTATCCGTTGGGCATAATAAAATCTCCAAATAAAAAAGAGTAGCAATATAAGGGGAAATACTACTACTCTTACCTTTCGTTGTTGTTGTTATTGTTTTGTTCCCAACTTGGGAACGGGTTATTGTTATGCTACTAACTTCTGAGCTAGTCTAGATTTGAAAGCAACATACCAATTTTGAGTAACTCTAGGTTTACCCCTTCTATCGTATGCATGAAAAGAAGAGAACTTAGACCCAAAGTTAAATCTAATTAATGGCTCACCTGATTTGCCACCATAACCTTTGCTGACAAACCAACCCTTAACTTTGATTTTGGTTTTATCGCCTTGATACCTAAAAGGTTTGTATCCCTTGAATTTTAGGTAAGCTAAAGTTAAAAGTATCTTTACAGGTGTTAAGCCACCTCTAATAGTTTGACCTTTTTTAAGATCGTTAAAATTAATAATAAACATTATGAAATCTCCTTCTGTTAAGTTACGTTTATTAATATATACATATTATCAAAAGATATGTATTCTGTCAAATTACAAGTCATTGAAAACACCTGCTACGTCATTCATCATAGCTTCATGTTGTTGTCTTTCAATCTCTTGTACTTTCTTTTCCCAATGCATAGCACCCAAGTGATATATATGATACCTAGTTTCATAAAAATATGCATGATCTCTTGTTGAGTGCTGATGTAATGGTTTACTTTGTGAAAGTCTAGGACTAAAATTGTTCCTATCCATTTGTATAACTTTACCCATAATCTCCTCTCTTTTTTTGTTCCCAACTTGGGAATGGATTGTTTTAAAATGTAATCAAATTCTTAATTGATTATCTATATATAGTATCATAAAAAGTGCATTTTGTCAATTTATCGACACCCATAAAAGGGCAGCCAAAGGCTACCCCTCCCTCCGTTTTTGCACTTGCTCAACTATGGCTTTGAACTCACAAGGATTATTGAAAAAATAATCAGCTATGTAAGATGCTTCATAGTCAGGGAAGTAATTTAGTAACTCGTTGTAGATTTCAGTTCTGATTGCTATTAGTTTTTTATTTGAATGTGTGATGATAATTCTCCATGTTTTATTCATTACATATACATATACGAATAACAATTATATTTTTCCGAAAAAAAAAATAAAAAAAGTTTTTGGGCAGCAGATTCCACACCCATAACCCATACTACTATCCTAGTGCTTATTCACTCCCCATACCCATAACCCATATAACTACTATCCTAGTTTCATAGCG